CCAGTGCCTCAACAGCAGCAGGGACCCCCCGGATTGCAAAAGTTCCCTTCTTTCCCTCACCCCGGATAGACGCAACCACCAGGGAAGTAATTCCCGGGCGGTCGGCTACCCTGGATACAGGGGAAGGAGAGCATTCGACCCAGCCCTTCTCCTCTCGGAAGAAGTACCGCTTTGCGAGTTCGGTGAAGTCAGGAGACTCCATCGTCTTAGCGGAGCTGTACTCCACTCCTAGAGCAGAAAGGCGCACAAGGTACCGGGATGCAAGGGCTGGATCTCCAATCAGGATGTCATCCCCAAGAATGACATACCGAGAAGACTTCCAGTCCAGATTGAGGTCGTGGCAACACCAGAACATCACAAAGTGATGCGCTAGTGCAAAGGCAGCCCAACAGGAGTACGCTCCCATTGGGACCCCGACAGTATAGGATACCTCCTGGGAAGCCCCCCGCCCAGAGTTCTTCGGAACTCGGAACGGAAGGCCGACCATGATGTATTCCCATGCTGTCAGCCACTCCTCAGTCACCCCGGACCCGCGGAGGGCCTCCAGGATCAGCTTCCGAGGAAACCGATCCGTGGCCTTCGTTAGGTCGGCCGCTTGGAGGGATACGTCCCCCCAGGAATTAATACGATCCAGGAGTTCCCCTTGGGAGAACGTCATATCCTGAGGAATCCGGCGTAGTACCTGGAAAAGGGCGAGATGCACCGGGCGGAGCACTGTTTGACTAAGGTAGTCGAACACTGCAACCACTCGGGACTTCCCTTCCAGATCCGGGATAGCTACGACCTTTCGCAGAGAGGGTACCTCCTGTGGAGTGTACTGAACTCCCCTAGAAAGGGTCTCCGGGTACTTTAGGAGGGTGTCCAGGTAACTCCTGAACTCCCTGCCTCCAACCAGCTTCAGCCTAGCGATCAGAGGGGCCCCCAGGATGGGGACCTCCTGAAACCAGGACAGAAGTGCGGGCCCATTGGGTCCGCGGCTGGCAGACATATGATAGTCTTCCCAGGAAGAGGCCGGACTGAGCCGCCACCACTTAGGCATCCGAATATCCTTCCAAAAGCGGCGAGCTAGCCCAGCAGGGACCACCCACCTGGTGACAGGAGGAGGATCACTGATGGAACTAACGTCCACTTCAGGAGGGAGTCGGAAGCTCCGGGTTAGG